ACCATCTAAGATTTCAATTTCCATATCGAATTTGTAATCACTACCTGAAGCAGGTGTTGTTTGTTGTAAATGGTTTACCTGAGACTGTACCTGTGAGCCAACATATTTTGCGACATTGTTTTGAATGTCATCTCTGATTACTAATGTAATCGGATCCCATGTGTGCTTACCGTGCATGTAAACTTTAGAGTTATAACTTTCTACGACAATTTCATCGTAAGTTACAACAGGTCGAGTAACATTCTGAACGTTCTGAGTTAATTCTCTAGTACTTTCATCTGTACCGAAATTCAATAGTGTAACCCTAAAACGATATTTTAATTTAGGCATTAAAATACCAGAACCGGATCCGGTATCTGTTGTTAATGGTACACCAAATTTATCTTTTGTTGCCATAATGTTCTCCTACGAACTTAGTATAATTTATACTAGTTATTTATCATAAAACGGCTAAAATTGTTAACTACCCTTTTAACTTCCATAAAAAAGGGCAGTAAAACTGCCCTTTTTAGTAGTTAATAAACTATTAACCTGTTGCTCCCAATGTGTTTTGGATTCTAATCGGAATGTAAATAAACTCAACTGCTTTAACAGGTTGAATAGCAACATCAATGTGCAATTCGTTTCTGTCAATTCTTGCAGGTGTGTTGTTAGAAGTATCACAAACTACTACATAGTCGTATAAACCTCTTTGTGTTACAAGTTCACTTAAGAATCTGTCAACTACTGTTCTAGCATTTGCTCTTGTTACAGAGTCATTTGGTTCAAACAAGAATGGTTTTACTGCATCATCAAGTAATTCTCTGATGTAAATAACCAATCTTGAAACATTAACTCTATCTAATGCTGATGCATTAGGGTTAAGTGTTTTCTGACCAAATACTGCAATGCCTCTTCCAGGGAAGTTGCTGATTGGGTTTACTTTGTTTAGATAGTAAGCATCTCTTTGACCTTCGTTTACTGCTACTGGAGTAAACTCGCCTTCTGCTGGATCCAAGTAACCAACACTTGTTGCGTTGCTTACAAGACCTCTTTGGAAGCCTGCTGGTGCAAACCATGGGAATGCCACCTGGTCGTTAAATGCAATAGTTCTCAATGCCATGTGTGACGCTGGAACCATAATGTTTGAACCATCTAAATCTGTGCTTAGACCGTGTGGGAAATAAACAGCCGCTTGTGGAGAAGAACTTAAAAGTCCATCTTCACCGTTTTCAATTGCGTTGTTGCTGTTAGTTGCCCAGTTCTTAACTGCTTGAGCAGAACTAGAAAGTCTAAATGGTGGATCAATCAAACAGAATACAGTATCTTTTCTGTCAACACTTAGAGTTAACATCTCATCTGTTAGTTCAGGATAGCCTGGAACTGCAACAAGGTTAAATCTATTTGTTTCATTTCTGATATCATCATTTGCACTGATTGCCGCTTGTAAGGCTCTAACTACAGATCTTCTCTGAGCCTTTCTTAACAAGTATAATGAACCATCTGCTTTAAGGCCACTGTGTGATACCCAAGTATTGCCAATTACGTCTGAACCAACAGTGTAATTAACTTTATACTCTTTAACGTTACCGCCACTAGCTCTTGTGTTCCAAGCAAGTATACCTTGTGGGTATAAACTTGGAGCAGGTCTATCAGCATCAATGCTTGCTGTTGCACTTGCTCTAAAGTCAGCAAAAACAATACCGTCTGCTGTGCTTTGATCTGTTAAATCAATCAAGTTCCAACTAGAACCATCATGTCTATAGAGTTTTAAGTTTTCAGTATCTGCACTGTTTAACCAAACATCGCCATCTACTAATGAGCTTGAACCGTCGCTTTGAAGTGTTGGTTCTGTTGCTTTAGTTTGGAAATCTTTTGAAAGTGTTTGCCAACCTGAACCATTGTGCTCAAGTAAATCAATATTTGTTGTGCTGATATCTGCATCGTACCATAGTGTACCGTCTAATGTTGAACCTACTGGTGCTGTTGCTTTTGCTTCGTACTCTGCCGCTTCCCAGTTAGTGTTAAGACCTGCACTCATATTAATTGCACCTAAACCGAAACTAGAATTACCTAATTTAAGTTCGATATCGTTGCCCTCTGAGTTAACAAGTGTTACTACACCGTCAACATTACTTGCTGTAACTTGGTTTGCGTATGTAGTTGAAGCATTTGCACTACCTAGTGCAGTGTTAATGTCTGCAACTATGTCGTCAACTGAACAATTACCACTTGTTTCTGATGTTAAATAAACATCAATATCAGCCGGGCCAGCATTTACATTTAAACTAAATGCTACGTTACTGCTAGATACCACAGAGTTAGAAACTGATGTGTCGCTTAATGCACTGCTAGAAGCAACTGTTAATGTAGACTTTCCGTTCCATTCTCTTAAAACAAATTCTGCTTCGCCGTCGTCGTTAGCATCAAACCAAAGGCTACCTTTTACAAGGTTGTCGCCAAATCCTGCTTTTGCACTTCTAGAATACAATCTAGTC